AATGTACTTAATATTTGAACTTCATTTGTGCCATCAAAAACAATTGAACCAAAAGATTCTCTTTGCCATGTACTGCCAGTTAAAGTTGTTCCACTTGCTACATTAAATAATCCAAACTCTGTTAGATGTATTCCACTCATTTGTACTGAATTAAAATCTCCTTGAAATGTTACTTTTTGTGTTGTTGTAAAATCTGGACTACCTGTAATTGGTTGTCTTAATCTTTCGTGCAATAGAGTTACATCACTAGCACTAGCTGTTCCACTACCAGACCCTATTCCAACATGGCCAATATATAATCCAACGTCACTTCCCATTCCCCAAGTAATGAATTGTTTAGCTGCATTTGTAAAAGCGCACATATTAATAATTCCTCCTTATATTATTCTTTTTTTCAAATGCCCAATGTAATTTGGCATGAGTTGATTTATCCAATAACTGAAGATTATTAATACGGTTATTTAATCCATTTCCATCAATATGATGGACTTCACATCCCATTGGGAGCCTATGAAGTTGATTTCCCCTTAACCAAACATAATCATGTTCTAGTATATGTTTTCCAAACATACTCAACATTCTGTACCCCGCCTTATTAATGTAACCCTTTCTTAATTTTTTTAATCTCATCTTTGTTCTTGTTTCAATGGGTGTCTTTAATCCCTTATTCCAAGCAACTTGAGTACCCTTTTTGTCTTTATTCCAAGGAGTTCTACCCTTCATTTTTGCTTTTGTTTCCTCGGATAATTTCTTGCCTTTGTTCCAAGGATTGTAGCCTTTTTTAATGTAAACCATATTATATTTAAGTAATCAATTTATTTAAAATTAACTATAATAACCTCCACTTGTAATAATAGTATAAGGTGTAAAAGGTGAACCTGATTCATTTCCCCATTTATCAGTGTCCCAAGTATTATATCTTGGATTATCCCAAATCATTGTGCTTCCTGTTACTTCTCTTGTTTTAATATACCAACTACTTCCAATAACAGATAAACTTCCTGTTGATTGCATTAATCTAGTAATAACATCTGAATCTTGCCTGTCTTGAGCTTCTATGAGCCCTAAGCGCCTATGTAAGTCAGTAATCTGGTCTGTTAGGTCTAATATTTTTGTATCTAATCTGACCTTAATAACCTTCTCTGATTGAATCGAATTTTTATCAAAAATATAATCTACATCAATTATTCCTATGGATTTGTCAATATTAAAATCATCTAAAGTAACTTTCAAAGTATTTCCGGGGGTAATATCAAACCATCCATCTATACTTACCTCTAAACCGTTAAAAGGGTCTGCTTTCTCTAGTTCAGATTTAAGAATATCTAAAGCAGTGGTTGGGTCTTTGATTGTTTTATCATTGATTACTTTTACTTTTTTGCCAAATTGACTAATGCTGTTTTCATTTTCACCAAATTTAACAATTGGAATTTCTCTATCATAAGTTGAATAAATGCTGCCACCTGAGATAGGAATAGAAGAATAACCAATTTCAGTTCCACTTTGAAAGATTAATTGTTTATCTTCAAAATTAACTAAATAATCTGGACCACTAGTTGGACTAACAGCCATCTGATAAATTCCACCCACCAATGGATTCCCTAAGTATTCAATTAAAGTATTATGAGGTTTACTTAATAGAGTAAATATACTTCCTGGTTCTCCTCCCCATGTGCTTCCATCTAATAAATTTGTTTCTCTGAATCCTGCTAACTGTCGGTCTCCATATACCCAGATAGAATTTGCCATACCCTCTCGGGTAGTATTTGATAACATTTTAGTGATATTAGTATTATCTAAAGATATTCCTGAATCTACATTCTCATTCTTTTTGAAATGTAAATCGCTATCCTCATCAACATAAAAATAATATCCAGATAATTCAGCTAATTGAGTTAAAGCATCAAATACAGACGAATGATTAAACACCATTCTTTGTAGAGTTGTTTCTGTTACCTCAACATTATTAGTAGTAACATTAGGAACATTATTATCAATTATATTTGTTACAATAGTACTAATCTCAGAATCCGTATAAACTACTGGCAAGACAGTTGAATCATTTAATCTACTTGTAAAGTCTTTGCCACTTATGTCTACTACCTGACTTGTGCCTCTTCCAGTAAACTTTACTTTTTCGATTGTTCCTTTTAGTAACGTTTGATTCTCTTGAGTCTCGTCTTCATTTCCATTACCTTGATTATAAATTGCTGAAATATCATTTGCAGATAGTTCTGAATTGTAAATCCTAACATCATCCATATAACCATCGTGATAAACTCCTGCATATCCCCTATAAACTGTATCAAAAGTTGTTTGTGTTAATGCTCCTAGAGTGTCTGTTAATACTCCGTTTAGGTAAACTAAAGTTTCAGATGCCTTGTAAACAATAGTAACATGTTGCCAAGTATTTAATAATAATCTATGTCCTGTTCTAACTTCAGTTCCAGCTTCATCTTGTATCGTTATTTCTCCATTGGTATGATACCAATTAATACAACTATCATGGTTATCTGTGCTTAATCCAAAAAATGCATCTTTGCCATCCCTGTATTCATTTGGTGCTTCCCACCCACTTGCTAAACTTCTTGTATAATGCCAAAAACATACAGTTGCTCCTACCGAAGGGTCTAATACTATTGGGGTCATTGTAAAACTATCTCCTGTTTCATGTTTAGCATCTGTAATACTATCTAAAGTTCCATTTATTTTTCCAGTAGTATTTATTGTGTCAGTATTCACTGAACAAGTTCCATTATTACTTCCAGCACTATCTACTACAACTGTATCAGCCTCATCATCATTCATCTTATAATGAGCTATTGGTGAAACAGTAGGCATAATTACATTTTCATCTGAAAATATTTCAATAGTATCTCCAACTGTAAAATCATCATTGTGTCTACCATAAGGAGAATCATATCTTATCTTGTAATTACTAACTCCATTAAAACTATTAATAGTTTTACTAACTCTTGCATTTTGATAGTCACTAAATTCTACTCCATTTATTTCTACTTTTGTTTGTATTACCATTAATTACCCACCTGATTATTTATCATATCAGACACTCCTCTTCCAAACTTCTCAATTACATCTGGAGAATCCATACCAACTAAATCTCCTTGAACAGTTAAATTAACCACTGTCCCTTGAGCTGTTTTGATTTCAGGTATATATTTTAATTGTCCTGATTCAGAACCAAATTTAGAGATAATATCTTGTGCCTTTTTGAAATTCTCATAGTCAGCATTAGAAGCAAACTGTCCTGAACTAAATGCATTTGGATTTATTCCCGAAGATGAGCTTGAACTTGAACCTGAAGAGATTTTATCTGAAGGGCCTCCTGTTATTCCTATTAGTCCTAATAATCCTGCACCTCCAGGCATAGAAGCAAGTCTTTTAAGCATTCTAAATAATTCTTTTAATAATTCAACATATTTTCCTAAAACTCCATTACCCCTGTCTAAAGCTGGAGTAATATTCTCATCTATAATTCTTTTAAAACCTGCTCCCGCAATATATGCTAAAGTAAATAATCCTATTAATAGGGTAAGAGGCCATAATGCAGCACCTAATACAAAAGATAAGGCCGCAACAGCAACTGTTAAACCACCTATAACAATTGTAAATCCTGCTAAAATAATTCCGGCTTGTTTAGTTTCATCAGATACTGCACGCATCCAATCTAAAATATTCCTCATCCATGGAATAAGAGAGTCCCTTATAACTGGGATTAATTCATCTGCTAATTCTAATTTTAAAGCATCAAATTGATTAGATAATAGTCTTAATTGATTTCTAGTAGATTCAGCTGCTATATCAAATTCATTCTGTAAAGAGGTAGCATTTTCAAACTGTCCACTTGAAGCTGCAATTAATCTAATTACTTCAGGCATGTTATTAGCTAATTTATTCATTGCTGCTGCACCAACATTACCAAATACCTTTAAGGCTGTTGCTTGTCTTTCTAATGGGTCTTCTATTTGTGAGATTCTTCTAATTAATTGAAGTATTGCATCATCAGCATCTCTTCTTAATGCGTCTGGAAAGTCTTTACCCATTAAAGGAATTACTTCATCTTCCATTTTTACAATAACCATATTAAATGCACTTTGCATTCTACTTCCCGCTCGACTGGCTTGTTCACCTGATGCAATTAATGCTGCTGTCATTCCTGCCACGTTCTTAGCTGATAAACCTAACGTTGCTGCACTTCCTGCTGCCTTCTTCATAGCCTCTACAATCTCACTTGAACTTGCTGCACTAATATTTGATAATTCATTGATTGCTGAACCTAGTTTCTCTGATTCTGAAATGGGTAATTGAAAAGCATTAGAAATCTTAGCCAAAGCCAATGCTGCATCTTCTGCAGATAACTCAGTTGCTATTGCCATTTTAGCAACAGTAGTAGTAAATGACTTAATATCTTCTGTGCCTTGAATACCTAATTGTCCTGCTACTGCTCCTATTTCAGCCAACTCAACTACACTTAAAGGAATTGTTTGAGACAACCCTATAAATTCTTGTCTTAATGCCTCTATCTTTACAGCAGATAAGCCAGTAGTTTTACGAACATTAACCATAGCATCTTCTAAATCTAAACTTGCTCTAACTGCACTCATTATTCCTGCACTTAATCCTGCAACAACTATCCCCATTCCTAAAGCTGCTTTTCTAAAACTCTGCATGGATAATTGAGCTTTAGTAAAAGCTTTGCTAAATTGGTCTCGTGCTCTTATTACTATTTCAACTGTATTTCCTAATCCTAATACCATTATCTTCTTTTAGCTTTACGTTGTGCCTTTCGGTTTTCTGCCTCTAATTTCTTTAAGTATTTCACAACATGCATATAATCTCTAACATTCAAATTCCTGACATCATCTAATGTCCATTTGAATTTATCACATATTGCTAATTCACTCATTAAGGAGTTAGAGGTTTCTGAAAATCGCTTAATCCATTCAACTCATTAACTTCATTTTGAAGTTTAATTCCGTCTTTCATGGATAGATTTTCATATTCTTCTTCAGACATGTCTACCGATAACATTATCATTTGCTTGGCAGCTTCTTCCTTAGAGACTTCACTAAGTTTAGCTACGTCTTTATACTTGATTTCTTTAACAGTATATGTCTTTCCGTTGATTTCTATCATTTTACCTCCCTTTTAATTTAATAAGGGTTATAGTTAGGCTCTCTATCAAAACAGCTACCTACAACTGATTGTGGTCTAATTTCTAAAGTTGCTTCGCCTGGTCCTTCTATACCAGTTGGTGCATCAATTGAAACTAATCTACAACCACTCATTCCAAATATTGCATGTTGGCTTCCAACAGCAGTAACATCTCTATCCATATCTAATGTGCAATTAAATTGTCCACCATCCTTGAATAAATCTTGATAGAATAAGTCTGTATCTTCTGCGTCTAAGTCCATTGTAACAGTGAATGTATAATCTCTGTTTAATGGGATAGGTGCTGAAATGTCTCTTGAACCGTTCAAATAGTGTGGTGCTTCTAAATTGTTATTAATTTCAAAGTCAAAGGATTTTACTGTATCCATTGTTGTTCCTGAAATCACAATAGAGCAATCATTCCATAAGAAAGGTGTTAAACCACTAACTGTACTTGTTGTACTAGATGTTCCTGAACTAAATGCTAATGTTTGTCCAATATAATCAACTGAAACTTCTACCTTCTCACCTTGAGATGAACTTACTGTAACTGCATTAGGAATTGCTCCTTTAACAGTTCGAATAAAGTTTTTACCTGTTCCGACTCCTTGTTTAGAATCTTCAATAGTAAAGCTCATTGGTGTTTTTAGTAAACCTGTTCCGCTAATAAATGCATTACCCCACACATTACTTGCAACCTCTGTTGCTAAGTGAAAGGATTTATCTGCACTTGGTGTATCAATAATACTTCCAATTGCATAAAAAGGAATTCTCATGTTTGCTGGATTATAGGTTAAAGTTCCTGTAACATCTCTAGGCCCATCTGTAAATTCTTGAACATTTCTAGTACTTGTTCCTAAGTATCTTGTTTCAATTAAATTCTCTGAGTCATCCACTGAGTGTTCAGTTACTTGTCCAATCCATGCTACACTTCCGGTTATACCTGTTGTGTCTGCATTTGCATAGGTTCCGCTTTCTAATAACATAACTACTTTGTTTTGGTCACTTACGTATCTTGTCATTTTACCCCCATTTTTATTTAATTAATGTTATAGAACATATATGAAAATTGTCCTACTCTTGATTTAATTCCTCGTTCTCCATCTTCATCTACTTCAACTGCACTATCCATTGAAAACTCATATAAATTATTTGCTATGCTCCCTGTGCTTGATGTAAATTGTAAGTTTCTTAATACTAAATAGCAATCATTAAATAATTCGTCCTTCTCTTTTTGATTTCTTGCCCAAACTCTTACTTCAATATTCATTAAAACATCCATTGCAGTTGTTTGCATCCCTGCTCTTTCTGCTTCATAATTAATTAGTTTGATTGTGATTAATGGATATTTTACCTCTCTCTCTGGATAACTTGTCATAATAAATTTAGAACTACTCCCTCTTTTTGTAGAAATTGGGTCTGTAACTGCTGCTAAACTACTCTTTATAAAAAATAATGTATCTCTGATGAATGTTCCGCTTTCT